TTATTAATTAAAACTAGTTCTAAATATAAATATACGAAGAATACTTTTATAAAACAACAAAAGCCCGAAATTAATCGAGCTTTTATTTATATGTTGGCTAATATTAGTAATTCAATACACAGTAATCCATTGCTACAGTAATGCTTAACTCTACTGCATCTGGTGCGGACCAATCAAAATCTCCTTGTGACATAGTCTTAATAAATGCACCTTTGACAATCCATTCTGATACCACATCCCCTACAGGACCTAGTACATTAAGAGTTAAATCTTTTTTGTAGAAATCTGAGTATCCTGCTCGACCTGTAACAGATTCGTAGGATAGCCTTGCCCACTCCATTACTGCTTGAGCACCTGAAGGTGTAATTGGGTCATATAAAGTCATATCCATATCATTCCATACTCTCTTTCCTCTGATCTTACGGTAAGAATTGATATGATCTAATACTACCTCTCCATCTTCAAATGAAGGAGCTGATACTGTTTTTACCATGAATGATGGAATGTTATCCATATACATGATAAACCTATTCTGTACCTTCGGTTCGAAGGCTCTAAACATAATTTCGTTTGGATCTAATACTGCCATGTTATTTATTCTTTATTATAAATATCTTAAAATTTAAATTAATCTACAAATGTTGCTCCTGTTGGTTCAATAGTGAAGTCTAGTACAATAAATTCTGCTGTTTTAGCTGGCTGAATAAAGATTTGACCTATTAATTGATTTCTATCAACAACGTCTGCTGTGTTATTTGAGTCGTCCATTACTACTCTGTAAGCAAAAAGACCTTGTCTTTGTACTACTGATTCTAAGTAAGGATTTACCGTAGCTAAGAATCTATTCCTAGTAGTTATAGTATTTTGTTCAAACACTAAATTTCTTGCTTGGTCCCCAATAAATTTTTTCAGTTCAATTAATAATCTTCTAACATTTACTCTATCTAAAGCTGATGATTTAGTTTGTAAAGTTTTCTGACCAAAAACTGAAATGCCTTGACCTGGGAAGGAAGCTATTGGATTAACCTTATCACTATAAAGAGTATCTCTTTGAGTTCTAGTTAATCTTCTTTCTGCTTGAATTACTCCTGTTATACCTCCTCTTACTAAACCGGCAGGGGCAAACCATGGTGCTGCTGAACTATCTGTGAATGCGTAAACTCCTGGTATTACTACCGAAGCTGGAACAAATTCATTACGGCCTGTCGCTGTACCGGCTTGTAACCAAGGCCAGTAAGAAGCAGCATAAGAACTATTTATTTTAGCTGATTCCGCTACTACGTTACTAACAGTAGATCCATGTGCTACTAAGTCTACTACTGCAATACAGTCTCCTCTAGTTTCTGCTAAAGAAATAAGACTATCTAGTTGAGTAGTATGTTGAGCAAAGCTATAAATTAATCCTGGAGCTGTTACTATGTTAAATTGATAATCATCTGTATTTTCAAGAACTGATATAATATTAGCATATTCTGTTCCTTCTAATCCTTGAGTATTACCGTTTTCTATATCCTTAAAATGGTTATTAGCTTCTCCATCGTCTCCAATACCTCTTACAATATTACCAGTAGCTCCATGGAATGAACCAGAACCTACAGCAGGTAAAGATGCTGAGTATGATACGTTTTGTACATCTGTATTAACTGTTAATCCGTCTGTCCCTAAATAATCTATTGTTTGTCCTGCGACAGCAGATACTCTAACGTAGTTAGATCTGTTTACATATTCGCCTATATTTTCAATATATGCAGGATTTTCAGAAGTATTAATTTGCTGGTATTGATTACCTATTAATTTTTCAATATAATTACCATTGTTTGGATCTAAAGATACATTATTAAACGTTTCTAAAATAATTTTATTTTTATGGCTATCATTTCCTTGTCTTACACTTAAGGTAAAAGTACCTAAACTGTTATTGACGTTTGAAACTTCCCATCTAACATTATCTGATGATCCTGATATTAATGATCCGTCACTATTTTGTAGTCCGGTATCTCCTGATCCTGTCGCGTTATTATAAACTACACCTTTACCTAAAGTTTCTAATAAGAATGAATTAGTAGTAGCGGTAAGGGTATTTCCTCCTCCGCCCATGGTGAATAAAGTTTTATTAGATGAAGCGAAAGGTGCAGTTTCTGAACCTGAGCTAAATATAATTCCATTTTTACCTGTGCCAGAGCCTGATATAATAAGTGTATTACTGTTAAAACTTGCTGATATGAAATTCGGTAAAGCTGAATCACTTGGTCTAAATGCGTCATTTATAGCTCTACTTAAACTAGTAGCAGTTACAGTTGTAGATGAACCTGTATTAAAGTAAAATAATTTTCCGTCTACATCATCTGCAGGATGATTGTGTTCTAATCCATAAGCTACGAATCTATAAGTAAAGTTTCCTGAGCCTACATTTGTAAGTCTAAATTCTTGATTAGTTGCTGCAACTCTAAAAACAGCTACTGATCCTGATGCAAATTCGGTTCCTGTTGAAGTTGTACCGTTAGTTACAGTAGTTGATGTTGCTCTAGTAAACGAACCTGATACTACTCTTGATACTAATACAGAATTACCTCCTTGTTGGAAATAATTTTTAACTCCGATAGAAGTTAAGAATTCGTATGAAGCTGCACCTGATTGAAAAGTTGTACCGAACTTTCTTACATAATCGTTATAAGAAGTAACTAGTGTCGGTACTTCTACCGGTCCTTTTACTGTTGGGCCAATAATAGCTGCGCCTGCTGCTACAGGGGCTGGTTGAATAAATGAAATATCATTTTCTCTTGTGAATACACCTGGAGAGATAATTGTTTCTGCCATGTTTAATGAAGTTTATTATAATGTCTTTTATAAATATCTGCTAATTTTGTAAACCAGAACTGCTTTTAACAGCTAGTCATCTGTATATAAATAGGGAGGGAAGGTACAAACCCTCCCCCCTTAGACTATATGTAATTCTAATAAATTACTCAACCGTTGGTACAACTTCTTTTTTAGTTTGCTCTACCTCTGGTATAAATGTTCCTTCATTCAAATCAATTGATCCTTTTCCGTAATTTTCTTCTAATGTTTGAACTAATTTAGTTTCAATATTTTTAGTTTCTGTTAAATAATTTTCAACATTAACTTTACGGTTTTTTAAATCAATTTTAGCAAGGGCTAATTGCCCAAGCTCTTGTTTTACTGCTTGCATTCTTTCTTGAATAGAACTAATTTGTTCTAACTCATCTTTTGATAACTTTTTACTTTTTGCCATTTTAAAAATTTAATCGATTAATTTATATATATCCAATAATATATGAAAACTATTTAAAGTTTCCAACTTTTTTTTATTTATTATCATATTCCTGATAATTTTCCAATATTGGCTAATGTTACGCCGTTTATTTTAGCTACACTGGATAGGCCTACTCCTGCGACTTTCCTGTCATCATAATCTATTACCAATTGATTTGGTAGTGACGAATCATTTATGCGTATGAAGGAGGAATCATTTATTCCAGATGATATTGTAGTATTGTTAAAGTCAAATTTTCTATTGAGAATACATATCCTTAAAAACCCGTTAGTATTAGCATCTGAAATAGCATCAGAGTTGAGAGTTGCTGTATAGATTGCTTCTCCTGTAAATCCATCTACAACGGCTGTAGAACCTGCTGACGGGCCGTATAGAGTATTAAAATCTACTGCATCATAATCATCTACTACTAAGCCGCTGCTTTCTAATCCTGTAGCGGCTGATTTAGCTATGGATACAGGATTATTTTGAGCACTAGTTTGATTTGAATGTATGGTTAAAGTTAAACCTGTAATATTACCCATTTTTGCAGCAGTACCAAAACCATCAAAGTACATGTAGACTCTATTTACCACTCCAGTACCTCCCCCTCTACCGGCTAGAAATATTACGTTTGCAGAGGATGTACCTGTACCACCACTACCTGCAATAGTAGAAACTGAAGCGTTTCTAACGTTATTAGTCCACTCAGTAGCATTTGTAATGGGACTAACTTGTAGGTTTACTGATCCTTCATCATTTGCGGTTACTGTTGTTTGTGGCATAATTAAAACTGTTTTTTAGGTAGGTAGTACCTATTATAGTTAAAATAAGAATTTTCTGGTGGGTCTACAACCATTATATCATAATTAACATCAGGTATATTATAAAAATTATTAGAACCTGTTAAAGAATTCCACCAAGTAGCACTACCTCCTTTTTTTACTAATGAGCTTAAAGAAGACGAAAATTGTTGAAAGTCATCATCTCCGAATGTATCATAAAATAACCCGTCATAGGTAGATAGGTTATTTAAATTATTATACCAACTACCGGTAACTATATTAACGTTACTTTTACCAGATGCCCATGCCTGTGCTTTTGGAATAATTTGCGGATGATTTTCTACTATAGTATGAGAATTAATAGAATGAGACTGTATGTATCCGGCTGATATTCCCATACCAAATCCTATTTCTAAAATATCACCGCCATTTTTAGTAGCATATGCTGCTGATGCAGACATTAAAGAATCTTCCCAATCCATCATTACTTCAGTTTGATTTGAAATAGGGCTAGAAAAGTATATCTTATCTAATTCAAAAGTAAGACTCTGTGAGGTATATAACATATTAGTTTATGAAGGTTTATAAGGTATACCTTCCCCATCTGATAATGATATGCTTGAGTATAGGTTTTTAAAATTTGTAATAGCAGTTTTTATTTGATCTAAATATCCAAATTCTGCTGTTAGGTTAGTCTTCTTAGTAAATCTTAATGCAGCATCTAAAGTTGACTCTTCAAATTCTAATAGTCTTGATATAGCTTTATTCCAACTTTCAGGTTCATAAGTATTTAATTGTTCAAAAATTTTAGTTGTATCTAAGATTTTAATATTTGATTCATATAACCTCTTAGCTTGAAGATATGCAGTTTCTTTTTCTAAAAATGTTTTTTCTAATTTATCTAAGTCCATTTTTGAACTAGTCTTTGCAATCATAGTTATAACTGTCTTTGTTAAAAGTGCAGGTAAGTCATAAAAGCCGTCACTTCCCGGTTCTGAGACTTTAGCAGAAGATAAATCAAACTCAACAGTGGTTAAACCTGTTACGAAGTTACCGGCTGGGTCTGTAGTTACAGTATTGGCCTTAATTTTAAATGTTCCTGCTTTTAAAGAATTATCTCCTCTATGATTTTTAATGAATAGAGCCCAATACCTAGTAAATTCTTTAGTATTAGCTATTGCATCTGATTTGAATGTTACTTCTCCTTTTGCATCACTATTAGCGTTAACTTCTGCTAATGTTCTACTAGTAATAGTTTTACTGTCGGAGGCTGTATTTACATATTCAATATATAATTCAGCTGTAACATTTATATTACTTACTGCAGCTGAAACTTCATTTGCTACTCTTATTTTTATAGTTGACATACATTTAATTATTTATTTTTATTCTATTAAGCTATTTCTATATATGAATTATCAGGATTAAAATAGATAACTTCCGTAGCATCATCTATTACGTGTCCTATAATTCTGACTATATCTCCTGTTGCAGACGGGGCAGTTGTAGTTATTGCACCTGCCGTAGTTGATAAGAAGACTGGATTACCCATAGTAGCACTGGTTAAAGAAAACACAGAGGTAAATCTTGCAAATCCTCTTACGAGCATTCCTACATCCTGTGAAGCTCCGCTACCTAATGCTATAGCAAGCATTCCTTTAGAAGTACTTTCAGTATCAGCATCTGCTTGTAACCAACCTGAAGTACCTGAGCTAGGTTCTGCTAGTACGTAAACATTACCAACTGCTACTGTACTTGTACCAGCGTAGATAATTTCCCCTGCTACGTTAGCAGTACCTAAGTAAGAAGTATTGTTACAATGAGCATAGTATGTTAAACTATTTACGTGGGTAACACATGCTCCTAAAGAAGTAATATCACTACCTACTATCATTGCTTGTGCATGAGAAGCTATATTATCGTTACCTGCTAGAATACCTATATCTTGGGAACCACTAATACAGTTATCATAACCTCCTGCTATAGCTGAATTTTCTGAGTTATGTATACAGTTAAGAGCTCCAGCACCGATAAAGTTATAATTTTCATAAGTTGGTCCAGCTGTAATACAGTTACCAGCTCCACCGGCTATCGCTACTCTTATAGAATTAGTAATTACATTACCTGTTCCTCCACCAATAAAACTAGCATTAAGAGCTGTTGCACTATGTGTAATAACGTTAGTTTTTCCACCAACAATTGCAGAGGCACCTCCTGATATTACGTCATTCTCTCTACCGCCGACGACTACACTACAAGGGCCTGTATTGCAGTTAGCATAACCAGCTCCTGTAAAACTACAAATTCCTATACTAAGGTTAAGATAACCGCCTACAGCAGCGGCATAATCACCGTCTACACAATTTTGTCGACCTCCACCTATAACCGTATAACAATCATTAGCGCATATTATATTACTAAGACCGCCGCCTATAACACTACAGTGTGCTGCAGAATTAATAACATTACCAGTACCTCCTAGAATACTACTTTTAGTACCTGAGTTACTATTTTTACAACCGAGGGTAGTTCTCTGAGTACTACCTGAAAGTATTTGACCAACTCTAACTATATCAGACGTTAATCTTAATACTTCAGTTTCTGAGTCTGCATCTGCTAATCTAAATATAGCTTCTGCAGAAGCATCACTACCGTCATCATGATTAGAAGTAGCTTTGACTTGTAATTCAAAACTTTTTATATCATTAGCATCGGCAGTTTGGAAAAATATATTACCAATCGAATCACCTGAAGCTACAGATGAATCGTTAGTATAGAATTGTAAAGTAGGATTACTAGCATCTTGAATTGTGGTTTGACCACCAACGTTAAGTACTATATCACCCCCGGTTAATTCAAGTCCGTTATTATGTTGTATATTACTAGTCCCACCTGCTCCATTTAAGTATATAAATCCTCCTGATGCTACATTGATATCATCTCCTACGGTTAAATCATCTGTAGTAGTTAACTGTTCTGCACTTACAGTACCAGTTGCTGTTACAGATCCGATACCTAAAGAAGCCATTCCAGAAATTGCGGTACTACCGTTTCCTATAATATTTCCACTAACTCTAATATCAGCTGATGCTGTTATTACATTATTGAAAATTGTATGGGAACCGTCGACTGAATTACCTATTTGTAATCTCCCAGAGGTTGCTAATAGTTGAGGTTTATTTCCTAAAGCAAGAATAGTAAACCCAGAATTAGCATCGTTACCGTGAGCATTAAATTCATCACCAAAATAATTAGTATCTGTACTACCGGAATAACTACCTGCTATAGATATATTACCACTAGCACTTATATTACCTGATGCATCTATGGTTAGTTGATCACTACCGCCTTTTTGAATAATTAATTCATTTCTACCAGATCCTGCAAAGACTCTGTCTAATAAAAATTTATGGTGAGCGTTAGAATCAGAGTCTTGTGTAGCTTTAAATGTTACAGTAGTATCACTTACTTCAATAGATGCTTTTTCACCACCTTGTCTACCCACAGAAAATCTTGGATTAACGGAACTGTCGATATCAAATACTTGTAAATTTGCAAAACTTCCTGATAAACCAGTTACAGCACCGCTTGCACTTATATTACCTACTACTTCTAATTTTTCATTAGCAGGATATTTTCCTATTCCTACGTTACCATTATGATTAAGAGTTAATATTTCATCGGTACTACCTCCATCACTTCTAAATTCTAATGCTCGTTGGAAAAATATTTGAGAATTTCTTGAATCATTTGTAGAATCACTTCCTGAAATATGTATAGCTCCGTTTTCACCCAAAGCACCTACCTTTAAAGCTATACTAGAACTTATATTGCTAGCAGTTTTTACACTTTTAAAATTTACGTTAGAAATTGTAGTTAATCCTTGATCTATAGCTTTAACAGCAGCTAAGTTAGTTAACTCGCTATCCATCAAAGCTCCAGCACTGGTTACGTTTGAGGTGTTAGCTGTTAGTTTAGCCGTATTGGTAGCTACGTCAGATGCTATTGATGCACTCAATGCATTAGATGATCCAGATATAGAGGCTTTACGTAATGCTTTCACAGTTGCAATTTCTGCTAACTCAGAGTCCATCAAAGCTCCAGCACTAGTTACGTTACTTGTGTTTGCAGTTACTTTAGCTGTGTTGGTCGCTACATCTGAAGCTATCGATGCGCTAAGGGCATTAAAGGAACCGGAAATAGATGCTTTACGTAAACTCTTAACAGTTGCAATTTCTGCTAACTCAGAGTCCATCAAAGCTCCTGCTGAAGTAACATTACTTGTATTCGCAGTTACTTTAGCTGTATTAGTTGCAACATCACTCGCAATAGAAGCACTAAGAGAGTTTGAAGAACCTGAAATTGAAGCTGCAGTTAGTCCTTTGATTAAGGCTAAAGCTGATACTTCGGAATCCATTAATGCACCTGCACTAGTAACATTAGAAGTATTCGCAGTTACTTTAGCGGTATTTAAAGCTACGTCGGATGCTATGGAAGCACTAAGACTGGTAAAAGAACCAGATACTGTGGTAGAGCTAAATAGACCAGGTAAACTGGTTAATCCTGATCCGTCACCTACGAATGCATTAGCTGTAATAGTACCACTTGAGCTTATATTACCAGAAGCTGTTATGTGACCTGCATCAACAGCTAAGCTATCATTTATTGTAACATGTCCATTAAAGTAAGCATTATTTTGATTGTAAAATCCAAAACTACCGTGGGCTGAGGTTACTCCTACTCCGAGTTTTGACGCTACAGCTGCATTACTTTGGAAAATTGCATCTAAACTAGCCGTTAATTTCCCATCTATATCTAAATTACCGCTACCGCTTATATCACCTGCTACTGTTAATTTTTCTGTTGGTGTGGTTGCTCCTATACCAACGTTACCTGTACTATCAAGTGTAATTCTAGCAGCTCCATTTGTTGTATCTGTTATGTTAAATAATCCAGCATTTAAATTTATAGAAAAATCAGAATTGTGATTTGTATCTGATAAGAAAATTTGTGGGTTTGATTCTATAATAAAGAAGTCTCCATCCACTCTAGCGTTACCAGCTACATGTAAAGGTTGGGCTGGTGTCGTTCCAATACCAACATTATCAAAAAGCCCATCTCCACTTGCACTTATATTACCTGAAGCTGTTATGTGACCGTTAAAAGCTTGAGTATCGCTTATAGCATCACCAAACAAATTCGAACCTTCAGTTTGTATAGTCGAAGAAGTAATAAAAGAAGATGTAACATGAGTTACATTTAGCGATGTTGCTGTT